TCCTGATAATGATGCAGAGGCCGCAAGGGTACTGGGCATGAGTGCATCTGACTTTGGTATTGGGGCTCGTCCCGTGTACTACATGACTTACCCAGAGTTCTTATCTAGAAAGAAATCGACATTTGATTCAGACCTTGATGATAAGAAGCAGGCCGTGTATGAGATAGATGGCTTTCATGGCAGATCTAAGTTTGATTGGTTAAATGTAAGAATTCTTGTAATTGATGATCTAGGAAAAGAATATGGTTCAAAGTACGATGACACATCTTTTGATGAGATACTTCGTCTTAGATACGACAAGGCTCTGCCAACAATCGTCACCACCAATGTACGGTTAGAAAATTGGGAAGCAGAGTACAAGGAAGCGATGGCTAGTTTTGCTCAAGAAGCCTTCATAAGAGTTCCTATAGTCGGAGCAGACTTGCGAGCCGCACAATGAAAGGTATGAGCATGGAGAGTCCCTGGAGAACAGTTCAACTCTTTATCTCATCTCAGGCTGCTGGCGTGTTTGAAGTTGAGGTTGATACAGGAACAAAAAAGGTTCGTTGTAACTGTCCTGTCTGGAAGAAGACGCTCAAGTGTAAGCACGTTAACTTTGTAAACAAGAAGATGCAACTGAACAAGGGTCACTATTCAATACTTGTTCCAAGTGAAGTTCCAGAAGAGTTAGCCCAACAAGCAAACGTAGATCCTAAGACGTTTCGTGATTTTGTAGTTAGGTATGCTAAAGTCGAGGTACTATGAAAAACGGAGACATATCAAACGTCTCCTCTCCACAAGTAGTGTGTGTAACAGATGTAGTAATAAACTTAATAGAAGAAGTAACAGGAAAACTTTTTCTTACAAGAGTTAATTACAAATTAGGAGACATACAGTTAGAGGGGGCTCATAAACTTTGGAAGTTGTCTAACGACTATGGTCTGTCACTTGAGTTAGTAGGATACGCAGACGCAGGTTGGACCGAAGAGTTACTAGACAAAGCCTTTGAAAAATTAGAACGGGAGATAGTAAACCCATTTAACTACTGGCAGTTATACGCTGACCCAGATGAGTTAATTAGGAAGATTCCATACCGTGCTAATCTTCGTGGCGTGGTTGATATACCTGGTAGGGTAGCAAGATATGGATCAGCAGGAGTAGAACTAAAGAACTTGTAAGAGGGGGCAAAAATGGCGGCAGATAACGAACACCGTTTAGTTAGCAAGATAATACGTGATAGAGACATTGTCCCTGCTCTTCAACGGGGTGTAAATGAGTCTTGGTTTTTAGATGATGAAAACCGTAAAGCATGGGCTTTTGTTAGAAAACATTACGGCGAATACAGTGAGGTTCCAACTGCTGTAACCGTTAAAGATCACTATCCAAACTATAAAGTATTAGATGTACAAGATAGTGTTGATTATCTATTAGACACGATGGTCGACTTTCGTCGAAGACTTCTTACTCGTCAAGGACTAGAGACTGCTGTAGAACAATTACAAGAAAACAATCATGATGCTGCGTTGATTGCTATGGAAGCAACCATCACCAAAGTAAATGAACAAGGTGTTCTTGGAACTCACGAAATAGATTTAACAAAAAATACTGAACAACGTTATAAAGATTATCAAGCATTACAGAACGAAGAGTTTTTAGGTATACCAACTGGATTTTCAAAGATCGATGAAGCCACCGCAGGATTACAGGGCGGTCAATTGATAACTATTATTGCTCCCCCTAAAACTGGTAAGTCTCAAATTGCTTTAAAGATGGCAGTCAATGTACACACTCAAGGATTTATTCCTATGTTTCAATCTTTTGAGATGAACAACCACGAGCAACAACAAAGACACGATGCAATGAGAGCAAACATATCTCATAGCAGATTACGACGTGGAAAGTTATTACCAGCCGAAGAAGACAGGTATATAGAAGTATTAAATAAGATGGAGACAGAACCTTCTTTTCATTTAATTGATGCTGTAAGCGGTATTACTGTCTCTGCTTTAGCAGCCAAGATAGAACAAACAAAACCAGACATAGTATTTGTAGATGGTGTCTACCTTATGTTAGATGAGGTTAGTGGTGAGATGAATACTCCTCAAGCCATTACAAACGTAACTAGGTCTTTAAAAAGACTTGCCCAAAGAATTAATAAACCAATAATTATTACTACACAAACTTTATTATGGAAGATGCGTGCAGGAAAAGTTACTGCAGACTCCATTGGATACTCATCATCCTTTTTCCAAGACTCTGATGTAATCCTAGGCCTTGAACCAATTGAGGAAGATGAAGACATAAGGTTGTTAAAAATTGTGGCAAGCCGTAACTGTGGCCCCAGTGAAACTGCTTTAACTTGGCGATGGGAAACAGGTTGTTTCCACGATGAAGAACAGATGTTGAAATGTAAATTCTGTTCTGATTGGGGCCGTGTGTGATTGATGTAGAGAAGGTTTTACTCTCTTTAGAGTTACCCCTGTATGCCCAAAGAGGCGCTGAAGTAAATGGTCTTTGTCCAATGCATAAACAAAGAACAGGTAAAGAAGATCGAAGACCTTCTTGGTGGATAAACAGCGAGACTGGTGCTCACATTTGTTTTTCTTGTGGGTATAAAGGAAACATCTACACTTTAATTGCTGACGTAAAAGGAATTGATTATCACGATGCTCGTGATTACGTAGATGATACTGCTGAAAAACCTATAGATTCTTTAATGAAAAGAATAAAAGAACTACCACAATACGTACAAGCAGAACCAGAACAAATACCTATGTCAGAGGCTCGTTTAGTTGTGTACACCGACGCACCAGACATAGAGTTAAAGAAAAGATTTTTAAAGAGAGATGCAGTAGATTTACACGGAGTTATGTGGGATGTAAAAAACGAAGCATGGATTTTACCTATTAGAGATCCTGATGACGGCTCACTCTGGGGATGGCAAGAGAAGGGTGCTCGTGGACGTTTCTTTAAGAACCAACCAGCAGGAGTAAAGAAATCTAAAACTGTATTTGGTGTAGAGATATTAACTTCAACACATGACTTAATTGTTGTTGAATCCCCGTTAGATGCGGTTCGTCTTACTGGGTTAGGTCACACTGCAATCTCAACTTTTGGTGCAATCATTAGTGAAGATCAAGCAAAGATTATGAGACGAGCATCAAAGATTATTGCAGCATTTGATAATGATAAGGCTGGTCAAACTGCCAATGAACAAATGCATGGTTTTTCTAGAAAGTATGGATTAGAACTTTCTTACTTTAACTACACAGGTATTGAAGTAAAAGACGTTGGCGATATGACTGAGGAAGAAATTGAACGAGGTATAAAACTTTCAAAAACATCTATCTTAGGTAAAGCAGCATATCTATGATGGATCTTAGAGATAAAGATCATCCACTTGAAGTGTGTGTTTGTGGTTCCACATTGTGGAATGTAAAAGCAATGTTTGAAGATGGAGAAATTTCTTTGTATATGTTAGACATGGAGTGTGTGTTATGCGGTGCTCTAGCCACTGCGCCAACACCAATAGATAATGTTTAAAGGAAATTTAAAACCTTATCAACCAGAGGCAGTAGACAAAATGGTTAACCGTAAAAAGATGCTTGTGGCTTATGAAATGGGACTTGGCAAAACTTGTATGACAATTGCTGCTTTAGAAAAACTAAAGGAAAATGAAGAACTAACTAAACCAATTTTAATAATTGCTTTATCTAGTTTAAAGTACCAATGGGAAAAAGAAATAACTAAGTTTTCTGATGCTAGAACAACCGTTATTGACGGTTCTAAATCAACTCGTGCAGTTCGTTGGATGCGTGACATGGAGTGGAAAGAACACACTGACTACATTATCTGCAATTACGAAACAATAGTAAATGATTGGGATCTTATTAAAGATTATGAATGGGGCGCAATTGTTTGTGATGAAGCGACAGCCATTAAAGGCTTTAGATCAAAACGTTCAAAGGCTGTAAAAAAATTATCAACAAATGTTCCTATTAGATTTGCTCTTACTGGAACTCCAATTGAAAATGGAAGACCCGAAGAGGTTTATAGCATTATGCAGTTTGTTGATCCAACACTCTTAGGTAGATTTGATTTGTTTGATCAAACCTTTATTGTTCGTAACCATTTTGGTGGAGTTCAAAGATATCGCAACCTTCCTATCTTTCATGAAAAAATGAAGAGTGCATCTGTTCGTAAACTTCAAACTGATCCAGATGTTGCGCCCTATCTACCAGACACTATTTATCGTGATCCAATACAAATAACTTTTGATAATAAAACTTCTAGTTTGTATAACTTTATTGCTGATGAACTTAGCCAAGAACTATATGAAGCGCAACAACTGCTAGGTGCAAACTTTTCTTTGTTAGCACACTATGGTCACGATAGTAAACCAGGAAGTCCTGCAGATATGCTTAGAGGATCTATCATGTCTAAAATAACTGCTTTAAGAATGTTGTGTGATCACCCAGACCTATTAAATAATAGTGCTGTACTTTTTGAAAAACAATTAGGAACAGGCAGTGCGTATGTTTATAGTTTAAAAGAAAGAGGACTGTTGGATGGAATAACCAAATCATCCAAATTACAAGAATTAAAATCTTATGTTCTAGATCATTTAGATACCGATCCTGAAGCAAAGGTTGTGGTCTTTACATCTTGGGTTGGAATGTTATATTTAATACAAAAAGAAATAGGTGGAACTTTATACACGGGGGATATGAATGCAAAAGAAAAAGAAGCCAGTAAAGAAAAGTTTTTAACAGATCCAGAATGTCGAGTATTTATTTCATCTGATGCTGGAGGTTATGGAGTAGATCTTCCAATTGCTAATCTTTTAGTTAACTATGATTTGCCATGGTCTGCAGGGTTGTCTATTCAGCGAAATGGACGAATTAAAAGAGCATCAAGTCGATGGCCAAGTATCATTATTCAAGATTTTATTGTTTTAAATTCTATTGAAGAAAGACAACATGAGATGCTACAGCAAAAAAATGCCGTAGCAGACGCCGTTATGGATGGTGAGGGCATAAATGCTAAAGGCGGAATTGACCTAACGGTAGGAAGTCTGATAGGTTTCCTACAGAAACAACGACCTTGAGGGGGTTAACATGGCAAGAGTAAAAGAAGAAGAACCAAGAGTACCTGCAGTAGATGATCTTGAATCGCAGGCTAAACAATACATCTTCTTTAAAAAACAAGTAGAGTACTTTGAATCAGAGTTAAAGTCTTTAAGAGAAAAATTATTTGAAGACATAGACGCTAATGGTGAAGTTGATGGAAGTGGAAATCTTTTTGTTGAGTTGTCGTCTGAAATAGACGGCGTAACTATGTTACAAAAGCAGAAGAGAGTATCTCGCAAAATTGATCCACAAATGGCTGACAACCTAATCGTTTCTAAGGGTTTAGAAAATGAACTCTATAAAACTATTCAAATCATTGATGAAGATGCTTTAATGGCTGCATTGTATGAAGGAAAATTAACTGAAGAAGAAGTTGATTTAATGTATCCACAAAAAATTGTCTGGGCTCTAATTTTAAATAAGAGGTAATCATGGCTGGACTACGTGGAGATGATGAGATTCTAGAAGCATTTGCTGACCTAGAATACATACCAGGTTCCAAAAGAAAGCGTCGTGAAGAAGATCCAAAAGTTTCTCGCCGCAAACACGGTGAGAGTAATGGTTGGGATTCAAACCCAATTATTAAAACATTAGGAGGAAAAGAAACAGAAGTCTTTACTATCGGTGCACTAGCACAAGCATTAGAAAAGACAATTGTTACTATCCGACTATGGGAGAGGAAAGGGTATATCCCACGTGCCCCGTATCGACTTAGGTCTAAGACTGTAAAAGGTCAAAAGACTGGAGGAAATCGGGTTTATACCAGACACCTCATTGAGTCCGCTATTGAAGAGTTTTCAAAGCGAGGCTTACTTGGAACTGCTCGTGTAGAGTGGGCCAACCAAGATGACCTAACAGAGGCTTTAGTTAACCGCTGGAAGGAAATCACATCCACCGAGAGCCAGTAGATATTAAGTTGTACAGCGATACAACATACTCCGTGCCTCACTACCAAAGAAGGAAACAAATGCCAATTACTAAACCAACAAATGATATTGCAGCAAACCCTGCAGATTATTTAGACGAAGACAGTGAAACTGCAGAACCAAAGATTGGTACTACAGTTCAACAAGGATGGGAAGCAGCAGAGGCTTTATTAACAGAGACCTCATCTGAGTTCCCAACAGAATTTAAGTTTTCTGAAAAACCTCAGTTAATTAAATTCTTAGAGGACGGACCATTCCGCGTATACGAACAACATTGGATTGAACGTCCAACAGGAAAGAAATCTTTTGTTGCTCTAGCAGATAACGATCCGTTTACAGATATTCTTGGAAGTAAACCAAGATCACGTTTTGCATTTAATGTTTTGGTTTTGTCTGGAGAAGCACAAGGAGTGCAAATTCTCACAGCACCACCAACACTTGCACGTTTAGTTAAAAAGTCTCATGAAGATGAGCGCAAAGGACCTCTGTCAAAAGAGTTCTGGGAAATTTCTCGCATGGGTACAGGGCCTACAACAAACTACACTATGGAGTTTGTTCGTGGTCGTGACCTTGCAGAGGAATGGAGTTTGAATCTCGATGAGGTTCAAGAACTAGTAGCAAGGGCTGTTCCATATACAGCCGACGTAATTCGAGAGACCCCTCGCTCCGAAATGTTAAAGATTGCTCGTTCTTTGGTTTAACCAAAACTCCATTGTGGTGGAGCCTGTTTATTTTCCGTTTTCAGGCTCCTCCACTTATCTTATAAGTGAGGGAAATTTATGAACATCATTACTACTAAAGAACAATTAAAAGATCTTGTAAAGTTTTACACTAATGTTGATGCGTTTGCGT